ATGGAGCGGATGGTGGGCGTCGTCAAGCCGTTCAAAGATCCGAACCCTCGGATCGAGAGGCGGTGGCTGGCGATCCCGGACGAGATCAAGACCGCCATCCTCAAGGAGCATCACACCTACACGCTTCGTGAGTTGGCCAACAAATATAAGATCTCAATCTCATGCGTATGGTACATCCGCAAGAACAGCCAAACCAAAACCAAAACAAAGAAACGATAGAGGAACTACAACGATGGAAACAGTTATGTCACGAGTTAGCCGCTTGCTTGGGCTGCGGCTGCACGGTTCAAACCGGACTGTGCATGCAGTGCCACAAAGCGAAGACACGTTACCGAGCAATCCAGATCCCGCTCCGGTAATCCAAGAACCAACAAAGAAGAAACGTACACCCAGAGTGAAACTCACAGAATCAATCGAGAAGGTCACAGAACTCCGTAAGCAAGGTCTCACCTACCAAGTCATCGGAGATACACTCAAGATGTCCAAGCAGCGCGTCCATCAGGTGATGACGGCCCACAAAAGGATTGAGGCATCCAAGGACCTGTGGACCTACGGTCTCAGTGTTCGCAACGCCAAGCTGATGATCCAGCTCAAGGTGAACAACCAAGTGACACTCATCACCATGATCAAGTCCGGGGACATCCGACCGTTCAAGTACAAGAACTTCGGGCTGCGATCATACCACGATCTCTGCGCGTGGGTCGGGGTTACTCCTATCGAGTTCCGTAAAATCAAAACCTGTCCGCACTGCAACAAGCTAATATGAGCAGGCACTCGTTTCCATTGGTGGAATCGATCAAGGTGGTCCGTCTCTCCGAGGGGCGGACCATCCGCGTTTTAAGGGATCGAACCAAAGACAACCTCAAGGTCATCCACGGTGATGGAGACATCCACCTCACCTGCGTAGCACAAGCCCATGACCCCATCGAGATGGTCAAGACACTGGCCCGCCTCGAAGACGTTCGGTCAGTAGAACTCACCGATGCCAAGGGAAACGGCATCATAATCCACAAACAAAAGTAACCATGCACAAGTCCTCAACACACGATCTAGTCAACGCACTCAACATCCTCTCATCCGAAATCTGCTCGCCCGATGGGGCCGCAAACGCAGTCTGCGCGGAAGCATCAGCCCGCATCCTGGAGCTGGTCACACTCACGAAGGATCTAACAGCACACATCATTTCAAACCCCGTGCATCATCCCAAGTGTAATGCAAAGACCAAGGGTTCATATTGCAACTGCATGTTGGCCAAGATCTCATCGCCATGAAAACACCGCGCCATGAACAGCCTTGGTACGAGGCTCGATTGGAGAACAACAAGAAGCCGTCGAAGATCACCGAGGAAGAACGAACCATACTCACCGAGGAGAACCGCCGACTCATGGAGGAAGCAGCAAGCATCATCTCGTGGGGAGTCGCCAACGGTTGGATCGCTTACCCGCTCAAGGAACAACGCAAATGGAAAATGGAAATCAAGAACCCCGAAGGTTCGTCAATCGATCAAATCCTACAGTGATCGTCGAACTCATCGGTGAAGCCCAGCTACGCCTCGCCGAAATCAAACAACCGGTTGTCGTCTACAGCCGAGGTGACAACATCTACGTCCGACTCAGCATCGAGTTCCACGCCAAATTCAAACCCTATGATCAAGAAAACTAAGGCCGGTTACAAAGTCGAATCCAAGACCCATAAGAAGAACATGGGCACCTATCCCACCAAGACCGCCGCCATCAAGCGCATGATGGAAGTGGAGATGTTCAAGGCAATGGACAAGGCCGGAACACTCCGAAAGAAGAAGTAGATCCGCAGTCCGAAACCAGCAACGAATCAACGACATGACAACGCTCGAACGAGCGGCTCTTTGGCTTGCCAAGGTACCGCCAGCAATCTCCGGGTCCGGTGGCCATAACACCACCTACACCGCCGCCGTGGGCCTCGTACACGGCTTCCAGCTAGGCTACGGGGACGCAATGACCCTACTCGCTGAATGGAACCTATCCTGCCAGCCTCCGTGGTCCGACAAGGATCTGGCCTACAAACTCCGCGAAGCCTCATCCCGGAACCACGACAAACCAGCGGGCCACTTGATCCAGAGTACCGTGGGCATGGGCATGGGCATGGACCTCTCGCGTGTAACCTTCAAGCGACCCACTCCCACAACCACTCCTGGTGCTTCCGAGTTCAGCCGGTTCCTCTCATCCGCATTCGCCGCCACCGAAGTGGTCTGCATCTGCGAACAGGTCGAGGAGGGTAGGCCACTAACCTCAGGATCGTTCCTGCCGGTCGAGGATTGGATCAAACGATTCGATAGCCCCGACTCCATCCTGTTCCGCCCCGACCGCGCCGAAGGAGTCTACGTCCGCATCAACCCGTTCAAGCCCAACCTCTACAGCGGCTCCGACAACGATGTCAGCGCATACCGCCATGTCCTCGTCGAGTTCGATGACAAGCCCAAGCCCGAGCAGGAGAAGCTCCTCCGCGACTCAGGTCTACCCATCAGCGTTCTCATCGACTCCGGGGGCAAGAGTATCCACGGCTGGGTCCGGGTGGATGCTCCCTCCCGCAAAGAGTGGGATGCCCGCCGCGACCTCATCTACTCCGCCATCCCCGGAATCGATCCCAAGAACAAGAACCCATCAAGGTTCTCCCGGCTCCCCGGCGCATGGAGGGGCGAATCACAGCAGAAGTTGTTGGCCACTAACTTGGGCGCAAACTCGTGGGAGGATTGGCTCACCGCCCGCGAGACCGATGAGGACCAGTCCACCATCGTCACGGTCAAAGACCTCATGGACTTTGATCCAAAGAAAGATCCCGACAACCTCATCGGCAATCGATGGATCACTCGCGGCTCCTCCATGATCATCAGCGGTGGAACCGGCATCGGGAAGTCATCACTGATGATGCAGATCATCGTCCGGTGGTCCCTCGGTCTCGACTTCTTCGGCATCAAGCCGGTGAAGCCACTGAAGATCGGAGTCGTCCAGGCAGAGAACGATCGTGGCGATCTCGCAGAAGCGTTCCGAGGGGTGATCCATAGACGGTTCAACCTCGATCAGATGAACCAGCTCCAGAAGAACCTAGAGTTCCGCACCGAGACCATACGAACCGGTGAAGCGTTCTTGGCCTACGCCCGCCGATTCATTCACAAGTCCAAGCTGGATCTCATCGTCGCAGACCCCCTGTTCTCCTACTTCGGTGGAGACCTGAGCGATCAGTCCGAGGTCAGCGTGTTCCTCCGTAACAAGCTCCAACCCATCCTCCATGAGACCAAGGTCGCATGGGTCTGGATGCACCATGTCTCCAAGCCTCAGCGTAAGGAAGGCGGAGAGCCGCTCACCACTATGGAGCTGGCCCACTCAGGATTCGGATCGTCCGAGCTTGCCAACTGGGCGCGGGAGATAGCGGTTCTCCATGAAGTAGGCCAGTCCAAGCCTAGAAGGTTCCAGTTAGCCTTCTGCAAGCGGGGAGGGAGGATCGGACTCCCATCACCCATTCTGAATCTTCAACACTCAGCCACCGGCATTCAGTGGGAGGAATGCAACACCCTCGCGTTCACTGGGGCGGAACTGAAGGAGAAGAAGCCGTATCGCCCTCAGCGAGGGCGGCGCGCATAGCCTTAAACCAGTCCTCTCCATCAGCCGCTTTCTCTTCGGGGGGAGCGGCTTGTTGCTGTTGGGGATCGGGATCGGGATCGGATTCCATGGACTCCTCTTCCTCCTCCTCGCGCTTGCGCGATCGCTTACGCTCCAGTTGGCCAATCACTCGGCCATGCTTACGGACCTCAGACTTCAGCGCGAACAACTCACGCTTCATCTCGTTGATCGTGCGAGTCAGAAACGTGATCTGGTCGCCATCCTCCGGAGGCACCCAGTCGCACCCACGCCATTGCCTATGAATCATGTCATATACAAGTACCTGGGACTTCTTGTTTCGCATCGAGTTGAATGCGCGTATTGCACGGCCAATATCACAATGAAGGTTGTCCTTTATGTAGGTGATAATTTCCGATCGAGTGGGATCGATGTCGTGGCGTTGCGGGGGCGTCAGTCGGAACATCGACCGAAGCGTGGAACCATTGTCGAGATAACTCATGGTGGAAACACGGTAGATTCCACTCGGAATCATGTCAAGATAACTCGCAATAAATTAACCCAAGCATCCCCAGAAGTTCCCATGGCCACTACTACCTCCCTAGAGGGAGTCTTGTCACTCCCTCTTCTAGGGAGTTAAAAACCGCTTACGCCGCAACGCTTTTCGGGGGCTCTGACGGCCCCCACGCTGCGGCTGCGGTTTTTCAGGACCCCCACTGATTGCGAAGTATCGGGTTGGATGGAGGATGGAGGATGTGGATTGCTGGAGCGGAAATGGCTCTAGGATCGCGTTTGATTGCTGGATGGTGTGTGGATGGCGGAGAGCAGGGTTTTGAAGGCTAGAGAGGCGGTTGCTGGGACGACGCCGTTTCCGAGGAGTCGCAAGCGGTCCACCCGATTGGAATGCCCATCATCATTTCGACGAACGACGGGTTCAATGGACCAGCCACGAAAGTTGGCCCACTCAATTCCCCCCGCCGCGCCATCGCTTCCAATGTCTTGGATTGCTGACTTGATCCGTTCAACCGAAAGCTGTCCTCGTTCGCGCACGGTGTCGGTAGCAACGATGAAGACTCGGTTCCTGCGATGCGGCGCACCGCATTCCTCCGCGCTAAAGATTCCCCACGAACACCGGTAACCCAACTCTTCCAAGTCGCTGATGACTGTGGAGAGTCCCATCGAGATGTGGCCCTCGACGTTTTCGAGGAAGACAACCGCAGGCTTAACTGCCTCGATCCCTCGCTTGATGTGGGGCCAGAGATGCCGCTCATCGTCCTCTCCTTTGCGGAGTCCGGCATGGCTGAATGGCTGGCATGGATAGCCCGCACTAAAGATGTCCACGCATCCGTGAAACGATTCCCACGGGAAATCCCGTATATCAGTCCAGATCGGAGCCGAATCAAGTTGCCCCGCTTCCATTCGCGTAAGTAATACTTCGATTGCGAATGAGTCGATCTCC